CAACAACCAAGTGCAGAACATCCTTGACCTGGTACAGGGTAGCAACATTACAATCACTGACAATGGTGATGGTTCAGTTACTATTGATGCAATAGGTGATAGTATAGCGCACTATGTTAGCACGGAGTGGAATGCCAACCACACCACAGCTACGGGCAATCCTTATGTGATTGGTGACCGTGTATGGTATAATGGTGGCGTATATCAATGTATCGCCAACAATGATGCAATCAATCCAAGCAATCCATCATACTGGACATTGCTTTCAGTTGGTTATCGCCTACGCCAAAACCCGGTTGATTGGAATGCTACAAGTGGTGACTATCAAATATTAAATAAACCAACGATTCCTGCGGCTCAAGTCAACTCAGATTGGAATGCAAGCAGTGGTGTAGCTGAAATACTCAACAAGCCAACCATTCCTGCAGCGCAGGTAAATAGTGATTGGAATAGTGTAAATGGATTGAGCCAAATACTCAACAAACCGTCACTTGCCACAGTTGCCACATCAGGCAATTACAATGATCTAAGTAACCTGCCCACGATACCTGCGGCACAGATTCAAAGCGATTGGAACCAATCCAACGTATCGGCTCTTGATTTCATCAAGAATAAGCCCACTATACCCGCTGCCCAAGTAAATAGCGATTGGAATGCGGTTAGTGGATTAGCACAGATATTAAACAAGCCTACGATACCTGCTGCACAGGTAAATTCAGATTGGAACGCTGTAAGCGGATTAGCACAAATACTAAATAAACCAACAATACCAGCTGCGCAAATACAATCAGACTGGAATCAAACGAATGTATCTGCACTTGACTATATTAAGAATAAACCAAATATTAGTAGTGGAACAGTTACTTCGGTAGCATTGACTGTACCTTCTGCGTTTAGTGTTAGTGGTTCGCCAATTACCACATCAGGCACACTGGCAATAACTGCTACGGGTACTTCAGCACAATATATTGATGGTACGGGAGCATTGCAAACAATGCCAACAGCGAGTGCAGGGTTAAAGCATGGCACCGCATCAGGTACGGATACGTATACAGTTACATTAAGTGGTGTAACTTCGTACACTGATGGTGATGCATATCTTATTCGCTTCACCAATGGTAATACCACAGGATGCACACTTAATATCAATAGCATTGGTGCAGTTTCCTTGTATCGAAACAATGACGGGCTGTTAATTGGTGGTGATATTTGGGATGGTGCTGAAATGCTTTGCATCTATAACTCTACAACAGGAGGTTTTCAATGTATCGGCACATCACCGAATAGCCTTTTTGCTTATGTGACCAATGCAGAAACATCTGCAACAATTACCAAAGGACAACCGGTATACGCATTTGGTGGTACTGGAGATCGTCTAAAAGTTAAACTTGCATATAATACTTCTGACGCTACATCAGCACAGACAGTGGGTATGGTAGTTAGCACATCCATTGCACCAAATCAAAAGGGTATCATTATAGTTGCAGGTCAACTTGATAACCTATCAATCTTTCCTACTTCCACATTTGCTGATGGCGACCCAATATATCTTGGTTCAACTGCTGGAACCATAACCAAAACCAAACCCTCAGCACCAAATCACCTGGTATATCTTGGCTTTGTAACTACTGCAAGCAATGGTAACGCAGGACGTATGTACGTGCGTGTGCAGAATGGTTATGAGATGGATGAGCTGCATGATGTACAATCTTCAGGTGCTGCTAATAACGATATTCTTTACCGCGATACCACGGCAAATTTGTGGAAACCTGCTTCGATTCCAACTATACTTGGATACACGCCAGTAACCAATGCGCGAACCATTAGCACCACATCACCCCTATCAGGTGGTGGTGACCTAACAGCTAATCGTACATTGAGCATCGCGGATGCAGCAGCGGATGGATCTACAAAAGGAGCAGCAGCATTTACAGCAGCCGACTTCAATAGTGCAAGTGGTGTTATATCCATTGACTATGCTAATGCGCAAAAAGCTACAGCATCACAACCGGGTTTCTTGACTGCAGCGGATTGGACTACCTTCAATACAAAGCCTTCAAAAGATACGCTGATATTTACCGCTAACCCTAACGCCACGCAAGGTGCAGCATCAACAGGATATTGGGCGATTACGGGTAGTTTGTCATCGAGTGCTACAGAGAACTTTCGAAATGTGCTAATGCCAGTAGCAGGTACATTGAAAAATCTTTATGTGCGTAATGGCACCACCCAATCAGCTACGGGAAGCATAGTATTTACAGTGCGAAAAAATGGTGCGGATACAACAATGACAGTAACATTCACCAATGCTGATGGAGCCAGTGCAACAAAGAGTGATACTACTAATACGGTATCAGTTGTTGCAGGTGATTTAATTTGTATTAAAGGTGTGAATAATGCTCCAGCATCAGCAAGTGGAAATATAGTTAGTTTTTCAATAATCTTAGAACGTTCATAATATGAAAGCAATTCAACCAATTGATGTATGGATTAATGGAACAACCATCCAAGCTACACAATTAACTCTTACACTGGTATATGATAACCTTGCAACTGAAGGTGTATTTGAATATCACCTAAGTGACAATGACAATAATTCGCTAATTGAAGGCAAGCTACCCATTGCAGGTATTGACTACGAAACGTGGGGACAATCATTGGATGCAAATGCAGATGCCTATGTATTCGCTGCCAACCAACTTAATCTTACACTGATTTAATGGCTGATGATGCTTTCAAAATAGCATTAGAGGAATACGCAGCTGCGGTCGTTGAACGTGCAAAATCTAATCTGCGCATCAAACGAAGAGTGCGTGGCAAAGTGGTCAATCGTGTGGCATCAGGTACACTGTTAAACTCACTTACCTACAAGCTCCGCATACGTTATCGCAAGCCTACACTTGACTTCACAGTAGACAATGATGCAGCAGGGCAATATGCGGATGTGATTGAATGGGGGCGCAAACCTTATCCAGGTGATCCATCAAAACGACCACCTGTTAAGGCTATTGAAAATTGGTTGCGCATCAAACCTATTAAGCTACGCAATAAGCAGGGTGCATTTATCAAGGCAACAGAAAGCAATATCAAATCGGCAGCATTCGCCATTGCAAAGAGCATTGGCGAAAAGGGTATTGAAGGCATACACTATTACCGCGAAGCAATAGACGATACATGGGATGAGTATAAAGAACGCCTAATGGCTATGTATGCAAAAGACATTGAGACAAGGTTATTACTGAACAAACGAACACGTAAAAAATAATGGCTATATCTATAGAAGACCAGCCCTATTCATGGGCGCCAAGGGGTCAAAAGTTAATGATAATTGCATCAAGTACTGAAACAGGGCAGAATGGTTTTCGCTATGGTGTGACCATTAGTAACGTTACAACTGGTCAGACGTTTGACTTTTATTTCACGCCTTCTCCTGATGGACGTATGTATTTCGACATGCAGCCATTAATGCAGCTGTGGAATAAAGAAGAAAAGTACATGCATAGTCTTGGCTTGTATACCTCTTATGATGATAGCGCCAATGCACTCAATGAAATTACATTTTCAATATCTGAATGGTGGTTAGTTGCAGGAGTGCTAACGGAAAATGAAGGCAGTGCTGCAAGTGGTGATACCATAGCGGTGGTAAATGGATACTATCAAGTGAGTGATGGATACAAAGTATTTGCTGATACGCCCGTATACAACAAAGGTTATTCGCTTTCAAGTTCCACTGCACGGGCAATGAGCGATAGACTACCATCTACACACATCAATAAGTACATTGCTGGGCCTGATGCCAACAATATTTTCATACCGGTGCGCGAGCAAGACTATGGCTTGCTGTACATACCTGGCAATTCGGATTACCTCGTGACAAATGATGTGTATCAATATCGCGTTATCCTTTATGATAGCGACTACGATTCACACGTTGGAAGTTATGTTACACGCAGCGGATATGCCATTGAAGGCTTGCCAGTGTATCCTGCCAATATCAATGCTGAATCGAGCTACGATGTGCGACCTGCTGACTATCCGGGATGGAAGTATTACCGTATCAACATAAAGGGCAGCGGTGGATCACAAAATTCGATTACCTACATATTCTACAATGCTTGTGAGTTCAACATGTGTGATTGCACATTTGAGAATATACGCCTTGGATGGGTGAATAGCCGTAGCGGTTGGGATTATTTCAACTTCAATAAGCGCAGTGAGTTCACCAATGAGATAGAGCGCAAGACATACCGCAAGGTGTTGCTTAATAACACGCCAAACGTATTTGAGCCATTTGACCGTGGTCTCAAGCAACGACAGAACATTGTTAATCGAGTGCTGACCATTAACAGCGACTACATACAGAAGGGTGAATTTGAATTACTACGTGGGTTATTTGTATCGAATCAGGTGCATTGGTTGCAGGATGATGGAACATTCATACCTGTGAACATAGATGACACATCGTATACTGAAAAAAACACAGCTGACGGCAAGCTTTACAACGTGACATTAAAACTAAGAATGGCTAACGAATACTGGACATAACATGAATGGCGAAGTACAATTAATAATTACCAGCGGTGGCATTACAACAGGTCCGCAAACCTTTACTTGTGATCCAGCATATGTAGCAAATCTTACTACCATTGATTTAAGTTTAGCCATACCGGGTTTT